TCGCTGCTCAAATAGCGGAGTGTCGCCCTCACCGATTTGAGAACGGACATATAGTACGTAATTGTCGACGTTTGCTTCGAAGTCTTCATTGTAGTACGGCGTGTTTTTGATGATCTCGTATTCACGTTCAAACTCCTCAATTCCAATCTGATTGTAGTAATGCCTTAATTTTATTTCGCCCAATGTGTGGGCCATTGTTCCTTCTTGGCTGAAGTCAAAAGCCCCGGGCTTGCGTTTCTGATCGGGAAGGGTGCTTTCAAGGCGAGCTGAAGGCGTGCATGATAACCATCTTTTTGAACCGGACGCCGAGAGTAATGCGTGAGCAGTCATATTTTTACCTTTTTAAGAATTTTTACCTACATCTACTAATGCAAAAAAGGGAGCCTTTTGAGCTCCCTTTTTGTAAAAAAGTGAAAAATAAATAATTAGGATTTAAGGGCGGAAATCAAACTCGCTATTTCTTTGTTGAAATCCACCGTAATTTCTTGCTTAACATCTTGTTTAATATCCATTCTTTCGCGGTAGTCTTCTGGATATTGTCCACGAAGCGCAATTTCTGCGATGCGGGAATTGAATGCCTTGTTGTCGACATTCGAGATCATTAGGTTTTCCCAAAATGCTTGGCCATAAACTGTAGCCATATCAATCGTTTCCGCAAAGAATGGGTCTTCCTTTTTGAGTCGAGCCGCTGTAGCTTTACTGATATTGATGGCTGCATACATAGCTTTTTGGGACGCGCCTTGTTTACCCAGTTCCAAAATGGTATCCGCCATTTCCTGAGTAAAATAAATTTTGTTTGGGGGTGCTTTTTTAGCTGCCACACTTCCACCTTTTAAGAGATGCTGCTTTGCGTGTTGGTTTACCATTCTCGTCCTTCATAGGACCTGGCATACCAGACATGCGTGCGCAGAATGATTTTTTACGAGGACCGCCCTCTGGTTGAGGGGCCTTTAGATGCGAGCCAGTAGCCGCATTATACTTAGCACGACCCTTGGCGGTAAGCCCAGCGCCCTTAGATACAGGCAGCTTCTCACCACGACCAATTGCAAGCGAGGGGCCATTCTTTTTTGTTGCCATTATTTCTTTGCAGTCTTTGCTGATTGTTTGAATGCTTTGGCTGTAGGGGCGCCTTTGGCACCCGGTTTCCTCATTTTTTCTCCGCTACCAGCTTTAATGCGTTCTTGTTTAGCGTGGATGTTTGCGTACAAACCGGGTTTAGATGCCATAATGCTCTCTTAGAATATTACTGAAACGCCAGATAACTTCTTAGCTACGCTTGCTAGTTCTTTTGTTGTCTGACCGCTGATAAAGGTATTGATCTCAATCGCTTTATCGATGATCTCTTCTGTTGTTGGAAAAGATGGCGCTAATTCTGCAGCCTCTTTTGTTGTCTTATTAAGCACTTCCCATGCAGCCATGTTGGCTTCATGTTGCTTAATCATGAGGTCTTTAGCGGCGTTAAAAATAGAAAAACGTAGTTCAAATGGTGAAACCATGATAAATCTCCTGTGTGTAATGTGATGTGTGAAATGCCCGCATTTGGTGCAAAATCCTTGCTGTCTTGGGCGTTGCAAGAATCCCAGTCTTCTATGCAGGTGGACTGGGAACCTGTGACTTTCTTTACAGCCATGGTAGATAGCCGAGTATCCCCAGCCCAAGGGGAGCTTCACAGCTTGCCCTATATCTACTAATGCAAAGATCGCTGTAAATCCGCCCTTACATATCGTCAGGAACGATAATGGTCTTTTTAGGCTTGGACGGCGGGGTTTTATTCAGAGCGCTGTGTAGGTGTGGCATCATGTCATTGAGCATCATTTTGGCCATTGCGGCGGCCTTTTCCTGGTGCTCGATCTCCTGTTCGGCCGTGGTTCTTTTGGCCTTACGTTCAACTTCAGCTATGATGTCGCTGCTCACACCTGCTCGTTTAAGAAGCTGCTTCAGATTCATTCTTAGTCTCTTCTGCCTGCAACGCATCAAACTGTGGAGTGCATTGTGCCTGGATGGCATTGATCAATCCAACAGCTTGAACAAATGGTAGGCTTCCCAAAATGTTCAAAATAGAATTTACTTCTTTAACGGTGAATTCCAATTTTAAAATTTTGTCATCCAATGGAGTGCTTACTGGTTCAGTCATTTCTTTTTACTGCCTTTCTTTTTGGTTAAAATTTCAAATAATTTATTATCATCTGTATTTGGTACTGCTACTTCAGGTGAGTCACCAAACCGAGTTTTGGCAAAGTGACCATTTTTTAGCATCATTTCAAATCCATCCCATACGCGCTGAAAATTCATATCAGTGACATATTTGATACCATCTAAACGATTTGCTAATTCGTCTTCTTTAAACGGGCCTTGCGGACGATCTAGATGTTGGCGAACTAACTCTTCAATCATCTCGACAACACCCCATGCTTTGATGATGTCTTGCTCTAATTCAAATCGGTCATATTCACAAAATAATTTCATTTCTTTTTACCTGCTTTTTTAGCTTTTTTAATTTCACTGGGAAAGTCAATGCTATACCAACTACCGACTATCATTATTGCTGGAAGTAACTCTTCCCAAGCAACTATGTCATCTTCATGCCAATGCGTGCCGTTTTTCATCATGTCTTTAATGCTGACGTAGCTTTGAGCTAAGTTGGCTGCAGTAATGTCGTCTGTAAAATCGTCGTCAATTTCGATCATCATAATTTAATATTCCAGTTTGTTTTGTTTTCACCATCCCACTCCATGCACTGAGCGGCGGCCAGGGTGGTTTCTTTTCTAAAGGGTAGTGCTAGAAATTGCGCCTTCATCTCTTTACACTTTGGCTCATCTACCGGTTTGTTACTGGATACAAAGTTACAGCTTTGTCCAATGCACACAATAGATACAAAAATAAAAGCGTTCATTTTCCACACTCCAAATCTGCTTTGTTAATCTTGATGCGCTTAGCTATCTCTCTACCGATATACCATTGTGCTTTACGCAAATCTTCTATCGCATCTTTCTTTAAGTCACAACGCCAGATATATTTAACAGCATTGCCTAAGTTAAAGCCCATGTGCTCGGTCACTTGAATGCACTCAATACCAGATGGATGTTCTGTGTAATGCTTAGGCTGATTGACTGGATCGTGCATGGCGCATCTCCTTTAATTCGTTTTCCATGACCTGTGTTTCTTCTTCACTGTCAGTAACCCAAATACCCATAATGTCTTTGTACATGGAAGTATCAATGTCTTCTACACCACGTAACGTTTCCATGACGTAGTGCCCTTTAACTTTGTGTTCAATAATAAAATTCATAGTCCCAGTTCCTTTTTAATAAACTCTACGCCCTTAGCAAAATGATACCGCCAATACTTTTCAGTAACATGAAGATCATTATAATTTAAACCGTCTAAAAACGCTTCTAAAACAAAATGTTGCTTTTGTGGCATGTTGTTTGAAATCAACTTGCGGATGTCGTTAATGTCTTCTGGATCCCATGGTAGCCAGCCCTCAATTAACTGCGCCGAAATGCTTTCCATATCGTCTTGCTCAATTGGATCTGGGTCCTCGTCTGACAGGCGCGGCGTACTGGCTTTAATTCTGTGTTTTGTTCTTATTGTTTTCTTCATGTCTATACTAATGCAAAATTTAAGGCGTCTAACAGGGCATCTTGCAAATTTATTTTGCCCTCTAGAACTTTGACTACGTGTTCATCCAATGTGTTTTCCATTACTAATTGATGAATGATAACCGGAGACGTTTGGCCTTGACGGTGAATACGCCCGTTGCCTTGGGTGTATTCTTCACTGCTCCAAGTGCTGTCAAACCATACGATTTGGGCCAGCTTTCCTGAGTTGTTTTGAAGATTGAGCCCAGCGCCTGCGGATTTCGGGTGTGCGAATAGGATTGAAATTTCACCAGACTTCCACGCCTCAATGTTGGAAGCATCCAGCACCACACCTTGAGGAAACTCGGCCTTGAGTCGTTCCAAAGAATGTTTGTAGTTGTAAAAGATGAGGGTCGGCGATACATTACTCTCCATGATCTCAGCAAGGAATTCCATTTTATCGCTATGGGTTTCGACCCATTCTCCACCCTGCGTGTATGTTGCGCCCGAAGTGAATTGCAATAATTTGTTCGATAGTGTCGCTGCAGTTGGGGCTGTAATTGTTTCCCCCGCCATTTCAAGCACCATGTCTTTTCTAAGTTGGTCATATTGCTTCCTTGCGTTATTAGACAATTCTATTTTGTGTATAATATTTGTTACAGGCGGTAATGTCAGATAGTCCTCGGCTTTGAGAGAATAACAGATATCCGATATTTTTTGATTCAATATCGTATCAACTCCAGGTCTTAGTTTCCAAGAATATACCACTCGAGTATGTCGGTTCATTTGATCCGGCATCATATAGGCTTCTCTAAAGGCCGTTAAAGACTTTCCAAGGCGTTCTCCTAGGTCCAGTATACCAACCTGCCCAAAAAGGTCTTGTAGGCCCTGTGGTGACGGCGTAGCGGTTAATATAAGTCTATGCTTAAACTGTTTAAGAAACTTCTTAATTGCCTTAAATCTTTTGGTGCTTGTATCCTTAAACTTTTGGCTTTCGTCAACAACAAAGTTAGTGAACACTAACATTTCTGGGCGGCTGGTTAGCCATACTAAGTTTTCAAGATTAATTACATAGATGTCAGCGTCCTGTTGCAAAGCAGCAATACGCTGTTTCTCAGAACCGAGCACTATCGATATTTTTAAATGGCATAAATGCTCCCAGTTTGCAGCTTCTTTATGCCACACTGTTTCTGTTACCTTTTTGGGCGCAACAATTAACGTTTTGCCTTTGTACTGTTCCGCAATGATGGTCAATGCGGTTGCCGTTTTACCTAAGCCTACTTCCAGAAATAAGCCAAGATGCGGGTGCGTCTTGGCATTTTCTATCATGGCTTGCTGGTAGCTATGTAGTTGTGTTCTTTTTAGCATGTATGTGGTTCCATATCCAATCGGCAATGTCATAATGTTCCTGCATTGTGCCGTTGTCTTTTATTCGATTAGCGCGGTGAGATATAAAAGCCACGTTGCCAATCACATATCCTAATTCTGGAATGATGCGGTCTAACTGCGCGCCATTTGGTTTCATTTTTCCTCGGCCCATTTTAGCACGCCCCCATTCTAACCGGGTGTGAAAGATAGGACAAAAGTCGGATTCAATACTTCTTAAATATTCCAAAGTGAGGTTGAACGGAATGTCCTTTAAACGTGCTCTTCTTCTTGCCGCATCAAAGTATCTTCCAATATGCCATTCTTTTTCACTTAATGCCATTGATAAAATCCTCTACGTCTTCTTTGGAATGGAGTACATGTACTGGAAAACCAGCCTCACCGATGGCATCAAAAACCAGTTCTTGTCTCTTGCTCAGAGTCCCCGTCGCTGTTTTCAGTTCCACGAAAAACACTTTTTGGTTGATGAATACTATCCGATCCGGGACTCCGGTCACGCTGCTGATCCACTTGTAGCTTAGTCCCTTTGACTTTTTCACCAAGTTGTTTAAATGCTTCTCTATCTCTTTTTCCAGAACGCTCACGCTTATCTTCCTCCGTTGCGTAAATACTGAATACCTGTTTAAAAATATGTTCACCGAGGTAGGAGCGTGACTCATCGCCAATCTTTGCATCGTCTTCACCAATGAATTCGAATACGTGCGTAACAGTGTGGCTTACTTCATGGTAAATCACACCCATGCGCTCAAGGGCAGTCTCTTTGGCCATCTCTTCGTAGTTAAACACAATGGCCAACATGGCATTCTGTGTGCCCTCTTGCTCAATAAAATGGGACTCAGCAAGCCCCACGTCTAAAGCATTGTGGCGTGTTGTGATTTTAGAATCTTTGACAGCCTGCTGGAATGCGCTATCCGAGAAGCACACTTTGATTGGAATACCAAAATGGCCGGTGTCTGCTACATAGTACGGGCGCTTAGTGGCGAACGTTTTTGCGATTGAGCGATTCGAGGATCTCCTGCTGCTCTTCTTCGTCCAGCTCGTCGATTGGGGTTGCGTTTTCAAAAATCTCTCCTGTAGCTACTAATTGTTTTATGCCATCTACCAGCGCATCATATTCATCTTGGGTCAACTCCATTTCGTCAGCCCAGCCGGGTACAAACTCTATATTAAGTGGTTTTTTCTTGGTCATTCTTTGGCTTTCTTGATACCAAGGCCTTGACGTAGCTCATGGCTGTGTAGTTTTTTGCCAGGTTTCTTTACTTCACCAGCGGCCTTAGCGACTTTGGCTGCTTTGGTGCGAGTAGCAATCTTGCCATCGGATAATACAAATTCATGCTTAGCACCTTTGGCTGCTTTGCCAGTCTTTTTGATAATTTGTTCGTGGCTCTCGGCTGGTGTGCCTTTAACCACTTTGCCAGTTTTTTCTACGATTGCTGGTTCTACTACTTTAATCTTTTTTGTTGCCATGTTTTTTCTCCAGTTTTAATGCTAAGTTAATTGAATATACTATGCCTTCCCATGTTGCGCGGTCAAGCACAACAGGGATGAGCTCTTGGCCTCTTGAAATTTCTGCAAACTTCTCTTTGAGGTATTTGTCCATCTCTTTTTGTTCTTTTTTAGTTTGGTGTTTAGGCAGTTTAGTCATTTCGGTGATACTTGTGGTTAGGGTTGGCCAGCATACTGGCAATTAGTTCATCAGTTGAGCGGAACCACTGGATGACTTTGAGCCCGTCTGCTTGGTAGATGGTGAAGCTCATAGCTTCACCTGATTTTCTGATGCCCACAGTAATCCCTCGGCCAGCTCTTTGTATTGTTTGGGATCTACCACCTCACACTTGCCGTCTGCTGTAAAACGCAAAAAGCCTTGTCCATATATCAGTGCGTTGTGCATGACATGATTGTACATTTGGTTTGCATCTTGTTCGTTCATCCTATTCTCCTATTCCGTGGGCGCGTTCGATGGCGCGGGCGAACTCAACTTCATCATTGCTTGGATCGCCCCATCCACATACTGTGTTAAATATCTCGCTGATTTGCCGTTCTGTCAACGGGCGCTTTTTCATTGGCTTGCTGGCGAGTCTGCTGGCGTCGATGAGTTGCTTAATGACTTCCATCACCTTAAAGGCGTTGTAGTCGGAGCTGGTTGTCTTCAAGCCTAATATCTCACCGATGCGTAATATTTCTTTGCTTAGTGCAAGGCTGTCAGTAATCTCCTTAGCGAGGCCACGTTGCGCATCTTGCCGGTCTTGTGTGGTGAAGGTGGTCATTTTTTCTGCGCCTCTTCACGTTGCTTTTTTAACTCTTCAAGTGTTGGTATCTTTTTAAAAATGGCGTCCCAGTTATTCTCAAACTGCTCCTTTGGTACGCTAAGTGGGCGTTGCTTGTCACCCTTGCCGCCGTCTCTCATACTAGCTCCACTTCTGTCCATGCGGCAAAATAATAACGCTCACCGTCTGTGCCTTCGCATGGTGCGTACATACCGTCAACGTGGGTGTAGTGATACGTTACGTCATCGGCTGGTTGTGGTGCGGCTGGTGGCACCTTGATCTCTTGATCAATGATCTTGAAGTTGTCACCATGTTTTAAATTATATAGCTTCATGTTATCTCCTAAACTGTGGCACTACAGGTCGTCTGCCAAATTGTAGCCGAATCTTAATTGCCTGAATAGTGCCGAACGTTCTGTTGCGCCAGCCTTGATGAGCGCGGCGGATCTTCTGCATTTTAAAACGCTTGACTGATAGGGGCGCAACAACACGCGTCAGTGGGCTTGGTGTGTATGACATAAAGTCCTGCACATACCGACGCTTACCCACACCGCCAAAGATGATGGTGAAGAGTTTGCGTTTGACGATGCGTGGAAATTGAAACGATTTCATTGCATCTTTATATACAAAGAGATGAGTTGAGACAGACTGCGGACTGTGAAGATTACAATCCATACAGCCCACCAATACCATGGTGCATCGGAATAATACATAAAAAATGCAGTCAATAAACTAATCATTAGTAAATGTCCTCTTCAAAAATTACCTGCTGATCCACGTGGCGTTGCGCCCTTTCAGTAAACTTTGCACCAGCAAATAGATTTAGACGCTCTCCGTTCACTCGAGTCTCTTGTGCCTGAATGCCGCTCTCCTGTGTTGCCGCTGCAAAGCGACGCTTGAACGCCTGCTCGGTGCCAGGCGGCATGCCCTTCTTAATCGCCCAGTGTTTCCAGCACTCATACAGCTCAGACTTCTTAACCGATGCCATTGGATCTAGTACTAGTGTGTCTTCCATAAACTCCAAGAACGGATTGCCTGATTTAGCAGCAAGGTCTAAAAGCTCTTTACCAGACTGAGGCTGAATGAAGTAACCGCCACGGGCTAAGCGGCGCTTGAGTCCTTCCATTGCCCAGTTAAAGATACCGGACAATTCACCACGCAGCTTGAATGACAGATCGGTGTCTTCCTTACTCCAAAACGACTTGGTCATCTTAAACATAATCATACGGCCGGTGAGCGCGTTGGAGTTTTCCGTTAGCTGAATAACCTCGTTAGAGTAAATAACAATGCGAGTAGGGAGATAACCATTCCAAGACTCTTTGTTTTTTCGGTTGACAGTAATGGTATCGCCACCCACAATACGGAGCAACTGAGATACAACAGCAGATCGATTGCGGTCAGGTGCTCTTGCATCAGTAAAAGAAGCGAGGAGCTTACCCAGCCAAGGCTGCAGACCAAAGGTATCACAAAGTTCTCCTAATTCAGGTGCGACAGTGTTGTGTTGCCCCAATAGCTCGACTAACACTTTGTTAATAGTTCCCTTGCCTGAACGGCGTGGGCCGATGATATTAAAAAACTTCTGTTGGCGGGTATCGCCTGAGATGATATAACCAAACATCTCTTGCAGGCAGTCAATCGACTCTTGATCGTCCGGCCATACAGATTGTAAGAACTGCATCCACACCGGACACTGTGCCTGTGGGTTGTACTCAAACGGCAATGAGTTCTGAGTAAAGAAACCTAGTGAGTGTGGCAGCAAAATTGAGTCTTCAAGATGGAATAAACCATTTTGCAGTGAAATCAATTTAGATGCGTCCGGTTTGGACTGAGCATAGTCAGCTAACCAAATCGGTGGTTTGGTATGTGCATGGTTTGGCAAGTGCACAATGGATTTAGTAGCATCAAGGGCTGCAGAGACAGACGCTGGGTTTGGATTGAACGGCAAAAGAGCGCCTTGCTTGCCAGTCTTTTGACATTTGTCTAAGAGCTTGTACAGCTCAGAGCGAATCGTGGCCTCTTCGATAATCTCGTAGTGTGTCTTGGCATGCATATAAAAGTCACTAGCATAGTGCACAAGACGATAGCCTTCCTCACTAGAGTACGTATTGTCTAGGAATACACGCGCCTGATTCATGACATTTTGATCAAGGATAATCTCGCCGCGTTTGAGCGCCTCGACCTGTTTGGCCTGATTGACAATAAATAAGAGCGAGCGCAATGTTGCGCCAGATCCTTTGAATGTTCGCCACTTGCTGGCACATGCATCGGTGTGGTAGTCCGGTCCTTGTGAGCTCCAACGATCCCATGCTTCTAACGCTTCAACATCGCCATCAAACTGGTGATGCATGATCATGCCGACTTTAAGCCAATCGTCATACCCGTACATCTCTTGGGGTAGATTGGCCAGGATCTCAGTCTCGACCCGCGCCACGTCATAGTCTTCGAGTGGTGGCACATAGTCAGCAAAGGCATCCCCTGTCCGAGTTATCGTGCGTGGTGGCACGATAGTCGTCAGGTCTTGAACGTCGCTCGGTAAAGCGCCGCTAAGGTGGTGCCCAGTGACTGTAAAGAATCGCGATTTGGGGTATATCTCCAAACCGATGGCATGGTCAACGTGGCTGGCTGGCAGATTGGCGCGTGTGAATATTTTGACGCCAGTGCCCGATGGGCTGATCTCCATATAGCCATCGATCTGCTGTGCTAATTGCTGCGATGCAGCATTTATGAAACTGCCGGCATGGACATCGTAGCAGTCGTCCAGATCAACACCAATGATATCATCGTCACCGGAGAAAACAAATCCGATGCCTGCGTATTTGGTTGGGTTGGCTTCATACTCATGCTGGACAGTCAGAAAGTCTGTCCATGTATCCGGATTGGTTGAGCTGGCAGGTTGGCCGGATGCCTGTGTGGGGATCTTTGACCAGCGTTTAT